TTAGATGCAACAGCAAAAGAAATTACACAAAATACAGAAGACAAGATTGAAGATTTAGAATTTGAAATTGAAAACTTAAAAGAAACATTGGGTAAATAACAATGGCACAAAATTTCTTTTCATCCAAACAGACCACACCACAAGTAGCATCATCCGGTGCAGGTATTTCTTTTGATTTAGCGTTAGTTAATAATGTTATTTTAGATATTAATGATATTAAGGATACATTAGATATACACCATAAGTTATATCCTGAATTTAATATTGATACTGATTATGTTGATAAAAATACATTAAAATATGGTGCTATTCGTTATAGATTACTTAGTGTTGGTAGTGAAACAAATGATGCAGATTTACCAATAGCATATCCATTATCACGTGAAGACTTTGCTCTACCTGTTACGGATGAGATTGTAAAAATATATACAATTTTGGGTTTGGATTATTATGAAAGAATTAATATTGAAAACTCACCTAACTTTAATACTGACCTTAGAGTTTTTATTGCATCTAGTAAAACTACACCGGAAAGTTCTCAAAAAGGAAGTGCATTAGAGAATTATCAAGAATCTCAATCATCAGGTATAACATCACAAACTAATAGTACAGCAGGTTCTATTGAAACAATTAGAAGTGGATTTAATGGTAAATATTTTAAAAGAAATTTAAAAATACATCAATTAGCATTAAACGAAGGTGATAAATTAATTCAAGGAAGATTTGGTAATAGTATTAGATTTAGTGGATATATACATTCCGATAAAACCAATGGAAAAGCATACCCTGCTATTTTAATTAGAAATGGTGAAAGTTCAGAAAATCAAAGTAAAAAAATATACGATATTGTAGGTGAAGATATTAATGGAGATGGTACATCTATTCAAATTACATCTGGTCCTTATAAGTCATTGTTTACCCCTACAATTAATGTAAAAAAAGAAGCAAACGATACATTTCCAAGTTCAGATAATTTAATTGGTGATCAGTTGGTAGCAAATAGTGGTAGAGTAATTCTATCTTCAAAAACAGCTGAAACTTTTTTGTTTAGTAAGAAAAGGTTTAGTATCTTTACTGATGATAATGTGACAATTGATAGTGAAAATGGTTTTAAATTGATTTCACAAAGAGGTGATATATCATTAAGAGCAAAAGGAAATAAAAATATTATATTAGAAGTAAATAGTGGTGGTAAAGTGTTTCAGGGTTCTCCAAATGCAACTGAACAAGCTATTTTAGGTAATAAATTAGTAGATTTAATAAGTCAATTAATAGATGTTATGACAAATGTACAATATCAAACATATATGGGACCTACTATTCCAGGTGGTATTTTACCTCAATATAGAACACAACTAACTACTATTAAAACACAATTAAAATCGGCTCTTTCTAAAAATAACTACTTAATCTAATGTCTTGGAAACAATTTGAAAAAGAGGTTGCAGAGCAAATGGAGATTGGATTTAAAAGTCCTGATGATTTTGCCAGGTTTTTTACAGACAAATATGATGAGTGTGTAAAAAGGGGTGTAGATTTTATTACATTAAATGCGGTTAGTAAAGGTAACAAAGATTTGATGTATTCTATGTTACAAATTACAAACCTAACATCAGCAGCTGCTTTAACTCCTGCATTATATGATTTATATTTTAATATGTTAGGTGATGCTGTGGTTGGATATTGGAGTGGTGCAACACTACAAAAAGTGGTAATCCCATTAATACCTGCAATTGGTGCTCTAACTAATATAGGTGTTAAGGAAAACATTGTAACCGTTCCTGGTCAATGGCCTAAGGCAAAAGTAAGACCAATGAAAAATGTTAGAGTATTTTTAAAAACATTTACATCATTTGCAAGAATACATTTAATATCAATTAAGGGTTTATGTACAACGGTTTCATTATATCCACCTCTACCTGGTATTGTGGGTGATGGAATTATACAATGGAGTGGGTATAAAGTAGTAGAACCTAAAAAGAGGTATACTACGGAAATAGTAAATGTGTATGAAAATCCTAATGAAACAAGTAATGTTAGTTATGTGTTTGAAAAAGGAATAGAAGTTAATACACAAAAAATAAATGATAATTGGGTATATGCAAAAGATACCAATAATAGACGTGGGTTTATTAAAAAAGAATTTATAACTAATAAAACCCCAAATTAGTAAAAAACAATAATTATATATAGTAAATTACAATTTATGGATCAGAAAGATTTAATAAAAGCATTAGTAAAAGTTCTAAGAGAAGATATTAAAAAAACTCTAAAGGAAGAAATACGAATTGCAGTTAAAGAGGTGTTGAACGAAACAATTAATGAAACACCTAAACAAAAGGTAAATGAAAATTACCAAATGAAATCAAAAGATAATGGTGAGTGGGGTACAATTGACTACACAAAAAGACAAGCTGCACCGAACAGACCAATGATTAGTCCTGCAGATTTAGGATATGGAGATGGATTTAATTCTTATATTCAACCTGATAATAGTTGGGGTGGAATGAATGAAGAATATGGTTCCTATATGCAAGGTCAAGAAAATGGGGGTGGTATACCATTAGAACATAAAGTTAGAATGGCAGCACAAAGAAATCCAGATGCAACCGCACCTGTGTTAAAGGCTTTAAATAGGGATTATTCACAATTAGTTAAAAAATTTAATAAGGGATAAGTGTAAGTGGCAATAGAAGTACAAAAATCATTTGTAATTGATTCTCAAGATAAAAGTGTTGGGATATCACTACCATTGGGTAGTTCAAACAATGGTTACTTTGCTGTGAATTATACCACAAAAGATCAGGTTAAAACAAATCTAAGAAATTTAATTTTAACTGAACCTGGTGAGAGAATTGGTAATCCATTATTTGGTACACCATTGAGAAGATTTATATTTGAACCTTATATGGAAGGTGAATTCGAAGATGGTATAGAAAATGCAATAACAACAGCAATTAATACTTATATGCCTTTTATTACTATCAATTCTATTATATTTGATAATAGTAATGAAAATAAAGATAAGCATTTAGTAAATTTAGAATTAAAATATTCAATAAACTTTTCAGCAATTCCAATTGTTGATACATTAACGGTTAACATATAGTATGGCACTGAATCCTAAAGATAAATCGTGGATATCTAATAAGAAAGATATAAAATATTTAAACAGAGATTTTAGTTCTTTGAGACAATCTCTAATTGAGTTTACTAAAACCTATTTCGCTAATACGAATAGTGATTTTAGTGATGCATCTCCTGGTATGATGTTTATAGAACAAGCCGCATATGTGGGTGATGTTTTATCATATTATACCGATGCTCAATTAAAAGAATCATTTATAAATGTAGCATCTAATGTTGCAAATGTATTTAGACACGCTCAGAATTTTGGATATGTTCCTAAAATAAGTAGACCGGCAACTACTACATTGACAGTGTATCAAGTAGTTCCATCAGTAAACCCTTCTAATCCTGAACCTGATAGTAGATATTATCTTAAGATTAAAGAGGGTATGGAAGTGGTTTCATCTACTAATAATAATATAACATTTAGAACTACGGATATAGTTGATTTTGCCGATCCTAAAGGTAGAACTATATCAGTATTAACAAGAATAGGTGCTCAAATAGATCAATTTTTAATTACAAAAGAGGTTCCAGCAATTAGTGCTACGGTTGAAAGTTTAAATTTAACTGGATTTAATAATCCATTTAGACCTAATCCAACCTTTACTATTACAGATAATAGATTTATCAAAATTTTATCGATTAAAGATTTAAACGATCAGACATATTATTATGAAGTTCCATATTTGGCACAAGAAATGATATATGTTAAAGAGCAAAATGCATCGATTAATAATTCGGTATTAGCAACTGAAGCTACTTCTACACCTTATATTTTAAAACAAATCAAAACAAATAAAAGATTTACAGAGTAATAGGTGAAGAATTAGTACAAGTTAGATTTGGTGCAGCAAGTGAATTTACAGCAGATGAAATGATTATACCTAATACTAAAAATGTAGGATTGGGGTTAAATAATTCAATAAGTAGATTAGAACAATCATTCGATCCATCTAATTTCTTAAAAACATCTACCTATGGAATCGCTCCTCAAAATGCAGATTTAGAAGTAAAATATTTATCTGGCGGTGGTATAGAATCAAATGTAAAAACGAATGATTTAAGAAGTATCACTAAAATAGAGTTTTTTGAAGACCTATTAAGTTTTGATACTATTAATTCAGTTACATATAATGCAGCAAAAGCATCAATAGCAGTAGATAATTTAATTCCTGCAACAGGTGGTAGAGGATTAGAAACATTAGAAGAAATTAGAGAAAATGCAATAGCAAACTACGCATCCCAAAACAGAGCGGTTACTAAACAAGATTATGAAGTTAGAGCGTTATCATTAGAACCATCATTTGGTAGTATTGCAAAAGTATTTGTTGAACAGGATACAGCTGCTGATATAAATCCTACACAAAATTTATTAAGAGATCCTAAGAGTAGAGATGAGTTTTTAAATATGACAAAATCTTTAATAGGAAAATCAGATGCAGAATTAGAAACAGCGGTTAATAATTTTATACAAAGTAAACAAACTATAAATTCAGAAAATAATCCATTTGCAATTAATATGTATGTTTTATCATATAATTCGGATGGTAAATTAGTGGTAGCAAATAATGCAACTAAACAAAATTTAAAAAGTTATTTAAATGATTTTAGATTGATTACCGATGCAGTTAATATCATAGATGGATTTGTTATAAACATAGGTGTAAATTTTGAAATAACAACATATACAAATTATAACAAACAAGAAGTGGTACTAAATTGTATACAGGCTATTACTGATTATTTCGATATAAATAATAGAAAGATAAACCAACCAATTAACTTAAGTGAATTAGAATTAGAAGTAGCAAATGTAGATGGTGTATCATCCGTTCCTAAAATAGAAGTATATAATATTTGTGGTGATGGTACGGATAGTAGTTATTCATTATATTCATATGATATAAAAGAAGCAACTAAAAACAAAATAGTATATCCATCATTAGACCCTTCTATTTTTGAACTTAAGTTTCCAAATAAAGATATTAAAGGGAGAGCATTATAATGATACTATTTCATACAGCATCTAGTGATGCAAGTATTTACTTACAACAACCTTATCAAAATACAGGTATTGATGAGATTTTAGAAATATCTAAACAATACTATGGTGATACAAAAGATATCAGTAGAGTATTGATTAAGTTTAATTCAGCATCTGTTGTATCTAATATTACCGATAATAACTTCACAGCATCATTGCAGTTGAAAATAACGGAGGCTAATGAAATAGCAAGTACATTTACTATTGAATTATTTGAGGTGAGTGGTAGTTGGGAAAATGGTACTGGCACCCGTTTTGATAATTTAACTACAAATGGTGCAAGTTGGTATTATAGAAATGAAAATAGTTCAAATTGGTATAAACAAATGGATGGTATTACGGCATCGTATGGTGTAGGTGTTACCGGTAGTTGGGATGGTTTAGGTGGTGCATGGTATACACAATCAATCGCAACTCAAACTTTTTCTTATACATTAGATGATATTAATTTAGATGTAACTAATGCAGTTAGAAATTGGATTAGTGGTTCTACACATAATGGATTTATTCTTAAATTAACATCAACAGCAGAAGGTGATAATTCCGATTATGGTAGTATTAAGATGTTTTCAAAAGAAACAAATACCATATATCAACCTAAATTAATAAAGTAACAATTAAAGTAGATGCAAGAGAATTATATCCAGTTAAACAATTTAATTCAACATTTGCATATCAAGTAAAATACTATTTACCAACTACTACATATTATTCAATCATAGATACAATCACAAAAGAACCAATTATAGATTATTCCGAAAATACAAAAGTAGTAAGAGATAATTATAACAATTTAATAAAACTTAATTTTTCAAATTGGGCAGTTGGTAGAACATATACGTTATTATTAAAAGTAGTAGATACGGATAATGAAGAAATTTTTGAAATTGGGACTTTTGATATTTATGAATAATAATGGCAATAGAAAAAAAATATATTAATTTTAGCGAAGATGATAATAACGCTAATGTAACTACAAAACTATATTCCGATGTTTTTAATAAAGAGGAATTAGAAAAATCAGTAAATACATTAGTTACTGAATTAATCAGGCCTTTACCTGATAGAAATTTGGATTTAATTCCAAAACCTATCTATGATGCGGAAGTAACAAGAAGTTTAGAATTAGAGAGGGAGATAATAGATTTACAAAATGAGATAGATGATTTAACATCACAAGTTCAGGCATTAACAGCAGATAGTGGTGCTTTGTATATTTCAAATGATAATTTATTAGTTACAAATGCAAGATTAGAAAATTCACTTACTTCGGT